ACGGAAGTGGATTTTATCGTTATACCCTCAGCTAAGGGCTACAAACGTCGTACCGACTACAACGGTACGTTTTTAGCAATTAAAATCATAACCCCCCCAAACTATATTATGGGGCTGGGCCTGCCTGAATGGTGGAGCGTCAAGCTCTCTTAAGCACCTAACTGCCCCGTTAAGGGACAGGGACTGGATTAGCAGTCTGATAGAACACTGTTGGGCAGCACAGAAAGAACAAATTTGTCCAATCAGCACCAGCACCTATAGCGCTCTGCATGGTCACATTACGTGAACCATTACTCTCGACATCATCAACTGTCGAGAATTTGACATCCAGTAAAGCACCCTGAATATCAGTACCATCAACAGAAGAACCAATTGCATAAAAACTGGGATCAACTAAGGAAAAATTCCTATTATTGAAATCAGGTAAGTTAAAACTTACAGTTGCATTAGTCCTATTAGATGTGATGGCTATACCTGCGAGACCATCTCGCAAGTTATGCTGTCGCCCCAACCAATAAGATTTTTGAGAAAGAGATGCAGCTGATGCCAAATTCGCAATGTATGAAAAGAACCTGGCGTTGGTAGTGTTTTGAACGGTGTCAGTAGACCGTACAACCTTAATATCGTCTACAAAACCATATTTGTCAGAATGCACGGTAGCATTAACATTAATACTACCTCTATAGCCCAAAAACATACCAGAAACCCATGTAAGTGGGTGCATGGTATTGAATGCATAAGGGCTAGTGCCAGAAGCTGCAACAACATTATTTGCAGATACTGGCCACGATGATTGATACCCAGGAGAATATGGCATTCTCTTAAACAATTTCCTATAAAGGAAAAAACCATGACCAGTGTCTGTGTCGCGCACAGTGACCACATCCTGCACCACATAACGATGTAACAAATTACGTAAAGAACCTACGCACTCACCATAGTTCAATGCATATCTATCAACCCCCGTTTTCGCGGGGGTACCCATCATGAGCTGTGATGATACAACATCGGTCAAGTCTTCAGCTTGAAGCTGAAAGAAACTAGGCACCAAATTACCTGCATCAAGACCAATATGTCCACAAGGATTTGCATACTCGAAATTCTCCGCGCCACGAACGAAGAAATTCAAATTAATGGTACCCGAGACCGGTGCAGTCAGCCCAGTCAAAACACGCACAGTAATAACTCCATTATCAATCCCTGTGCGTGGGGCCAACGAATTACCTGGACTCCAATTATCAGTCAAACTCTGATCAATTCGTAACCAAGGTAAATCTTGATGATATGGTATGCGAATTTCCACATCATCTTTCTCACCGATATCCAAAATCTCGGTATAAACCGCATTTTCCGCTGGATCACTGGTGGTAATGTCACCTCTAGGATCATATGAAATTTTCAAACGACCCTTGTGGAACTTCGTACAAACAACTTTCATACGCACTATAATATCTCCACGCCAATGCTTAAACATTGACCCGACATAAGATAATGGCACATGATAGGTTTGCCGCCCCACAGATGTAGCTGCTGAGTTATTAATATCGATGGACGTTGCCTGAAAAGGGTTCACTCTCATATTAAAGAGTTGTGTTCCATCTGTATCAGACGTCGACCATGATGTTGCTGCAAAATATGACTCTTTCGTTTTTAAATACGATAGACTTAATTCGTCAGCACTACCTATCCCATGAGGGCTAGGATCAATCGATAACTCCTGTTTAGGATCCAGTGCAAACTTTTGGATAGCCGTACCTATATGCGCACTCGCCATCATAGGCCCATTCATTGGTGTATATCCATGTACATCAGCAATAACTGGTACGTTGGTATACCCAAATAATGTGGCTATTTTGGAAACGGCAGAAGCACCAATCTCCGTAGCTCGCGCAAATCGCCCTATAATAGGCACATGCGTGAGTGTTTGAGCCACTGAAGCCAAAGCAGAAGCTGGTGCGGACACAGGTCCTTTACCATATTCATCAGCTTGTAACACCAATTTGGATGTAGCTCCCATCAATTGCACATCAGACATCCATGCATACACACGTAAAGTTACTGAAGTTGTACCTCCAGAAACCGCTGTACGCAAAGGGTTATACACAACAAAGTTAAGTGTGCCCATGTTCTGAACTTCACTCGCACTTGTAATATCTAACCAATTCTTGTGCAAGAAAAAGGGTAATTTCATCTCACCACCAGCATTTGCTTGTGGATATAGATAAAAACCCGGCTGTTGTGAGTACGGCACCAAAATAGGATTTATTGGTGATGGTACTGTGATTTTGTCACTTACAAAACCTAAAAGGGGCGAATAGCACATTCGCAACATGCCATATTGAAATGGTGTTCCATTCAACACAACCTTAATATGTAGATTACCACGCAAAAATGCGTAATTATCAATCTTCTTCTTAATTTGTGTGTTGTTAAGGAACAAAAACCAGGGTTGCAAGGTCTTAATGACACTTATAACACTGGATGTCGTCCACACGGTGGTATCAATGAGGGTCGGTCGTGAAAGAAAACTTCCTAAACCGATATCCTCCGTACCATCGACAAGGGCGACATTGTTTGTGCTTGACGGAGCGTCAACACAAACGCCACCTTCATTATCTATGAAGGTGACAGTTTGCTCTACAGTTGTAGAGTTACCAATGGCCTCATTGGTGATTACACTTTCTGCTTCTTCCATTGTCGCAGACTGAAGTGTAAAAAGTTTCGAATAATTGCTAAGATGTTCTAACAGGTTATTCTTTCCTGTAAGACAAATGGTGGTACTTCCGGTGACCACCTCAACACTTTTTTCTTCAACATTATTATTCTTTTGTGACCAATTCTTTTTCATCCAAAGTAGCCGGCCAAGACTTCTTCGAATTAGGGGACGCGTGTTCTGACGCTCT